TATCTTCATTTGATATTAGCTTACCTACGCCGATTATGGCAGGTGTTCGTACGCCTGATCGGCAGTTTAGTTCCTGCGTCCTTATCGAGTCTGATGATTCACTCGATTCACTTACTGCGACGGCCAGTAGTATTGTTAAGTATGTTTCTCAGAAAGCTGGTATTGGAATTGGCGCTGGTCGTATTAGGGCTCTTATGTCTCCTGTTAGGAATGGTTCTACTTATCACACTGGTGTTATTCCTTTCTATAAGTTTCTTGCTAGCGCAGTTAAGTCCTGCAACCAAGGGGGTCTTCGTGGAGGTTCAGCAACTCTACACTCAGTTATTTGGCACAGGGAAATAGAAGATATTCTTTCTCTGAAGAGTAACAAGAAAACTGAAGAAACATCGTGTCGTCATTTAGACTACTCAATCCAAATTTCTAAATTATTCTATGAAAGACTTATTAAAGGTGAGAACATCACACTGTTCTGTCCTAATGACGTTCCAGACATGTATGATGCATTCTTTTCGGATCAAGTGTTGTTCGAAAAACTGTATAAGAAATATGAAAAAGATAAATCTCTTAAAACCGAAACCATTCCAGCATACGATTTGTTTTCTAAGCTTATGTCTGAAAGAAAGGAAACGGGCAGAATATATTACATGAATGTCGATCATTGCAATACGCACTCTTCATTCAAACAAGACATAGCGCCAGTAAAAATGAGTAATCTTTGTCTTTCTGGGAATACTATTATTACTGTATTAAATGATTTAGATGATGTTGAAGACATTAGATTGAAAGATGTTAAAATCGGACAAAAGATTTACTCGAGAGATCTAAATAAAGGTAAAGATGAATTTAGAGAAATTAAAGATTTCGCCAAAACAGGTAAAAATAAAAAAGTTATGAAAATCACTGATGATAAAACCGGCCAAAGTGTAATTTGTACGCCTGAACATGAAGTTTATACTGTGAATAGAGGATATGTGATGGCCAAAAGCCTTAAAGAAGATGATATTTTAAAATTTCAAGATTAGTTAGAATGTGATGATCTAAAAGCTAATAGATTATGTCATGAAAAAGATTTAGATACAAGGAAGAAAAGCATGGGTTTAAAGATAGAATATTTAGAAGAAACAGAAGATGTATATGATATCACTGTCGAAAACAATTCTAATTTTTATGCTAATAGTATTTTAGTTCACAATTGTCAAGAGATTACTTTACCCACTGGTCCTCTAAATAATGTGACAGACCATAAACCCGAAAAGAAAATTATTAAGATGACCAAATCCGAATACCAGAAATATAAAAAATGGAAAGAATTAAATCCAAATACTCCAATTAAACGCATCTGGAGAAAGTAGAAAAGGTAAAAGGCGTGGAAAATACAAAACTAAAAAACATAGAATTTGAATATGAAGTTGTTGAGTTTATTGATAATGACTTAGACGAATATGTTTATGTGCATGATGAATTGGAATCTGAAGACTTATCTGAAATAAGTTTGTGTACCCTCGGAGCGATTAATTGGGGTAAGATTAAAAAGCCTGAAGACTTTGAAAAGCCTGCTAGATTAATTGTAAGAGCTCTCGATTCTCTTCTAGATTACCAAGCGTATCCAGTACTCGCTGCTAAAATTTCCACAATGTCGAGAAGACCACTTGGTGTAGGTATCATCAACTTCGCATATTGGATGGCGAAAAATGATATGACATACACTGATCCAAATCTTGAAATTATTCACGAATATGCTGAAGCGTGGTCGTATTATTTGATAAAAGCATCTGTTGAGCTTGCCGAGGAGAGAGGTGCACCATCTAAGGCTAATGAAACGAAGTACCATGACGGCACACTTCCTATAGATACATACCATAAAGGTGTCGATGATCTGGTAAATACCAAATACAAAATGCCATGGGACAATTTGAGAGATAGATTAAAGAAAACTAGTATTCGAAACTCTACACTTATGGCTCTTATGCCTTCAGAAACATCTTCACAAGTATCGAATTCTACAAATGGTATTGATCCAATTAGAGAAATTGTTTCTATCAAACAATCTAAAGATGGAGTTCTAAAGCAGGTTGCGCCTGAACCAATTAGACTTAAGAATAAGTATGAAAAGATGTGGGATCAAAAAAGTCCTGATGGCTATTTAAAAATTGCTGCGGTTCTTCAGAAGTTTATCGATCAGTCCATCTCTACCAATACGACATACAATCCTAAGTTCTATGAAAATGAAGAACTTCCTATGTCTGTTCTGCTGAAAGACATGGTAAATATGTATAAATATGGGATTAAGACGGCATATTATTTCAACACGAATGATGGCGCCGGTGAAATAGAAGATGATACTTCACAGATCGATGAAGACGACTGCGACAGTTGTACAATTTAAGGAAAATCGTGGAAGAAATTGAAATTAGATGCGTTGATGTAGACGGTGAAAGTAATTGGCATTGGCCAGTTGCAGATGAAGGAGCTTTTACTGGTCCAGCTCAAGATTGGGTTGATGATTATAAAGAAATTCATCTTAACGAAGTACCAAAGCGGGGCACTATTGTTACTGCTGGCGCCAATTGTGGAATGTATGCTCGACATTATGCGAAGCTTTATGAACACGTTTATGCATTCGAACCCGATCACGCATGTTTTCATTGTCTTACTCTTAACACACCATATTCAAATGTGTACAAGATGCAAGCTTTTCTAGGTGAATTTCCACAGACCATTGGAATTGAAAGAACTATCGAAAAAAACTGGGGAATGCATAGGGTTTCTCATGACGATCAGGTAAACAAAATTCCAATGATTACCATAGATTCTTTAAATCTTTCTGAATGTGATGTTATTCAATTAGATGTTGAAGGATTTGAGCTAGATGTTTTGCAAGGTGCACAGGAAACAATCCGTAAGCACAGACCACTGATTCAATTAGAAAGATTCGATCGAGACGTGAATGTTGCCTACATGGATTCTATAGGGTATCATTTGTGGAAATCTTGTCGTATGGATGTTTTCTATAAGCCAAATGGAACATAATTATAAGATATTAGGTGTTCCATTTGGCTCGACTGTCGGCGAAATTAAAAGATCGTACCGACAGCTTGCTAAACATTACCACCCAGACAATAAAGAGACTGGTAGCGCTTCTAAGTTCAGATTACTGAATGATGCTTACAACGCGATATTAGATTCCAAGCCTCCCGCACAAAGAGTAGAAAAAGCTGCTCCTATTGTGAAGAAGAAAGATTTGGAAAGATATATAGGTAGGAACCGGATTTTTAGAATATTGTATGACAATAAAGACGGCTATACAATACAATACCCAAATAAAACAATCACTGAAGATACTGTATTCCACTTTATGCTGGAAGGTCTAGTGACCTTCGATGTCTTCATGGACGACGAGCTAATATTACCACAGATTTTGACTGTTAAGCGGCAAAATCAAAATGATTTAATGATTAAAATAGTAGAGGGATACGAATGAGTGTATTTAGGAAATCAGCAAAGAGTCACCTAAAGAGAAAGATGTTTTTTGATGGTTCTGTTGATATTGCAAGATATGACAGGGTCAAATATCCACACTTTGATAAACTAACCGACAAACAGCTTTCATTCTTTTGGAGACCTGAGGAAGTTGATATCACCAAAGATTATAAAGACTTTAAATTATTACCACCATTCGAAAAACATATTTTTACTTCGAACATACAGAGACAGATTCTTCTAGATTCAGTTCAAGGAAGAGCTCCTGTTGCAGCCTTTGGACCAATTGTTTCATTGCCAGAACTTGAAACGTGGATACAGACATGGACATTCTCGGAGACGATTCACTCGAAATCATACACACATTTGATTAGAAACATATATTCAGACCCGTCAAAAATCTTTGATACTATGCTAGATATTCCAGAAATTAATGAATGTTCAAATGATATTAGCAAATATTATGATGATTTAATTGAATGGAATGTTAGAGTTCAATCCGCAGAAAATGGATATGATGAGAATGCCAAATATGAACACAAAAAAGCCCTATGGAGGTGTCTAAATGCTGTTAACGCTCTTGAAGGTGTTAGATTTTATGTTTCCTTTGCTTGCAGTTGGAATTTTGCTGAGCAGAAGAAAATGGAAGGCAATGCGAAAATTATCAAATTCATCGCAAGAGACGAAAACCTTCACTTAGCATCAACACAACAAATTATTAAGCTTTTACCAAAAGACGATCCTGACTTTAAAAAAATTGCAAAAGAATGCGCACAAGAAGTCATCGATATGTTTATTGCAGTTGTAACACAAGAAAAGGGCTGGGCTAGATTCCTATTCAAAAAGGGTTCTATGATTGGTTTAAACGAACATCTATTGTGTGAATATATAGAATGGATCGCGAAAAAAAGAATGAGTGCGATTGGTCTTGCTGGACCATGGGAGGTTGGGGGTTCTAACCCACTACCATGGACTCAAAAGTGGATTGCTGGTTCTGAAGTTCAAGTGGCCCCTCAGGAAGTTCAATTATCATCGTATACGATTGGAGCTATTAAACAAGATGTGAATGAAGACACATTTAAAGGAATGTCATTATGAGTAGAGAAGTGCCGAAAAGACCATTAAATGATCTTGCAGCCGAACAGTCTACAATGAGATCAGCATTTCCTGTTGGTAGTCGTGTACGTCATCATTCAGGAACAATCTACGAAATCGTTAATCACACTCATGATTGTAAGACGAATGTTGCGATGATGGTGTATGGGCTGCCGCCGTTTGATGGAAGCGGGTATTCGGCCTTTAATGCAGATGGTCTCGCGCTTCTAACGTTCACGAGACCATACGAAGATTTCGTCGAACCAAGATTTACGAAAGTTAAACAGAGACACATGTATCTCTCAGACGAAGAATATAAAAAATTAAAAGGAGAAGAATGAATGAGTTGGGACAGAGGTTCGGATCTCATGCACGAAGTTATTAAGACGCTTAAGACGCATGTAGATGATAATGATTTGCGTCTATCAATATATGAAGAGATTGCTAATGCGTTTTGGGAAATGGATTGCGACACATTAGATGAATGTGTTGAATCCGATCCACTATTTCAAAGTGCGCTGGAGCATATAGGATTCACGGATGATGTGGAAGCATTAGGTGACGAAGACGAACTTTCAGCAGATGGTGTGGATTGGGATTAAATAAATACTCAAAAGGAGTATTTTATGACCTGGTTATATAAAAGCGAAGAATTAAAAGATGAAGATATCCCAGATAAAGCTTTCGGATTCATATATCTTATCACCGAAAGAACTACAGGAAAGCGATATATTGGGAGAAAACTTCTTACCTCAGCAGCACGAAGAACTGTTAAGGGAAAAGTTAAGAAGTATCGAAAAGAAAGCGATTGGCGAGATTATTGGTCAAGTTCGCCTTTCCTCATCGAACACATTGAATCTGAAGGAACCGTGAACTTCACTCGAGAAATTCTTATGTTCACACCTAACAGATCACAACTCAACTATCTTGAAGAGAAATTCTTATACATGGTTGGAGCACTTGAATCTGAAGAGTGGTTTAATTCCAATATACGATCTAAAATGTATAAGCGTAACATCTTAGACAAATTAGATTTGGAAACGATGAATAATGCACTTAAAAGGTGTACACGCCGAACGAAACATGATAAAGATAGTATTTGAAAGGAAATTTAGATGGGTTTTACGTCAGTTGTAGTTGCACTTTTCGGCACGATGTTATTGTATGCCGTTTACTCTTTCATATATTCTACAAGGCGTCTTAAGACGTTTGGTGGCATTATTCAAGCAATCATACGAAGCAATTTCGACTATAACTTAGATGAGGTTAGGGCGGGACGGGCTGATCCGAACTATGTTGCTAAATTTAGACATATTGATGTTGACGCGTCATTCGATAATTACGCCAATTCTCATAAAAATGACTGGGACTTTAAAAAAATGGTGGTGATATATTTTGATGAAAAACCAACTAGCGAAGAATAAATGTAGAGTATGTACTTTTCAATGGGAAGATCGACCAGGGGTCTTCGCAACACATGACAAGTGTCCAGCGTGTGGTTCACTTTACTGGGATTGGTTAAACTATAAAGAAATGACAAGGAAGAAATAGATAATGGGTAAAAAGAGTCACAGAAGTAGTTACACTTCTAAAGGTCAACGTCGAAATGTGAGTAAATCTACTCTCCGTCTTATGAAAGATGGAAAGACTGAAGCAACTAAAAATCTTGAAAAGGTGACAGCATGGCGTGCTGGTAAAAATCCTTGGATTGTGTATGACGTCGAAGGAAAGACTGTACGAGTTCGTGCTAATTCGTATTTTGGTAATCCGAAATTTCTTTTACCTAATATTTACGCAGGAAAACACAATGAATAATGTATTAATTTACACAAAAACAACATGTCACTTTTGTGATTATGCTAAAAAGCTAATGCAATCTGAGGGCATCTCTTACACCGAAACAGTTCTAGGTAAAGACATGATGCTTGAAGATTTTAAATCACTGTTCCCCGAACAGAAAACTGTCCCACTAATCTTTATCGGCGGTAAAAAGGTCGGTGGTTATAATGAATTGAAGGAGCATTTAGACAATGAATCAGGAAAAACTTTCCTCCAAGAAGAGAAAAATTAAAACACACCTGCAAAACAACATTTGCACGGTAAAATTTATTAAGATGAACGGCGAAGAAAGAAAAATGGTCTGCACACTTGTAGAACAATTTCTACCCGACAAATATTCCAATACAGACAATCCAACAGATTTTGACGAGGATTATGGTTCTAATGAAGAATCTACTTTAGTTTGGGATTTAGAAAAGCATGATTGGCGAGCATTTAAGTATGACTCAATCACTGAAATTAGTATTAAGAGTGGAAAGCTGAACATTACAGTTTTTCCGGAGGACGATGATGGAAATTAATGGCGGTGAAATTATTCGCAATGACGTGAATGAAAGTGCAATGGGTGGTAGCGAAATTGTCGCGACTGCTTTGGCCGAAAAGCTAGACCCTAATTTACTAAAAGATTTTCAAATAGTAAATTCACGCGTAAGAAACTTGGATGAATCGAAAGTTCGAATTTTTGTTGCTCACGATCTACCAGGTGATCCTGAGTCCGAGTTCCTCAAAAATGGTGGATATAATAAATTTCATAAACTCGTATTTGTATCTAATTGGCAAATGCAAGCCTATATGAATTACTATAAAATTCCATGGTCGAATTGTATTGTAATGCAGAATGCGATCGAGCGTATCGAGCGGACACCAAATAAACCATCCGACACAATTCGTCTCGGATACTGGTCAACGCCGCATCGCGGACTGAATATTCTAGTTCCGGTGTTTGAACAACTCTGTCAAAAACATAACAACATTGAGCTAGATATCTATTCATCTTTCGGCCTTTATGGTTGGCCTGAGCGTGATAAGCAATATGAAGAACTATTTAACAAATGTAAGGAACATCCTAAAATTAATTATCACGGCGCTGTTCCTAATGAACAGATTAGAAGCGCTTTGAGTAACATTCATATACTTGCGTACCCGTCGACTTGGTTAGAGACTTCTTGCCTAGTGTTAATGGAAGCTATGGCAGCTGGTTTGTTGTGTGTTCATCCTAACTATGGAGCTCTCTTTGAGACGGCAGCGAATTGGACGTGGCAATATCAGTATGATGAAGATATGAATAGCCATGCCAACATCTTCTACCAGATTCTTGACAATGCAATTACAGTGTATAAGACTGATGCGGAAGTGATGGAAATGCATCTATCCTCACAAGCAGCTTATGCGAAACTCAACTATTCATGGGAAAAGCGCGTGGTACATTGGAATGCTCTTTTAGAATCTCTAAAAAATGAAGATCGAGCTTTGCCGGGCGAAAGCTTCAACTATCAAGTCGGTTGACATATTTCTAACTATGATATAATATAAACAATAAGGAAAATAAATGATTTATTATGACTATCACAGACCTACTGAAGACGATGATGTTGTCGACCTAGGTTGTTGTGGTGACATGATGATTATATTTGCCATTGTTGGCATATTCATATTCATAGGATGGTTTTTATAATGACTAAACAATCAACGCTCTCTCAAGCCATTAAGATTGCTACAGATGGACATTACGGTCAATTTGATCGAGGTGGTAAGCCTTACATTCTTCATCCAATGGCAGTAATGCATATTCTGGGTAGTGATGATGAAGAACTCAACGCTATTGCGATTATGCATGATCTCGTCGAAGATTGTCCTGAATGGACAATCGAACGTCTCCTGCTTCTTGGTTTCAGCGACCGCATTATAGAAGCTGTAGATATTCTTTCCAAGTTTGAAGGTCAAACATACGAAGAATATAAAAATGAAGTATTCTCTAATGAAGATGCAATGCGGGTGAAACTGGCCGATCTTACTCACAACAGCGATATTAATCGCTTGAAAGGCGTTCGTCAGAAAGATCTTGATCGCATGAAAAGGTATCATGAATTCTATTTGGAAATTAAAGAAAAACTCCATGAGAGTTGACATTTCCCTTAGTTTGATATATAATAAAAATTAAATATGGAGAAATATCATGGCTAATCTGAATAAGATGCGTAAAAAGAAAAAGCGTGCGAAGAATTTAGATGAGGTTCATTATGGCTTTGAACCTCAGATTAACGTTTTGTCGGGGTCTCAAGACCCTCAGCTTACATCTGCCTTGAATTGGTACAACTACATGTATGACTACAAGAAGGGTAAAGCCTGGTTGCTTCAGTGGATGAAGGCCAACACGTATGACAAAAGCAAAATCGCTATCGTAAAGAACTCGCCTGATTGGGCAGTTTCGACTACGGCATGTTGGGTTAGCAGACTTGCTAACAATGGAACCAAACTTGCTCAAGGGAACATTGATTTTGTCGATGGTCGTATTTCGCAAATCATCGACAAATATGGTAAAGTCAAAGATGAAACTGCTCCAAAGCCGCGTGCTGTAAACATTCAAGCTCGAATCGCAGCCAAGAATCAAAACATCATGGACGATGCGGAGACAATTGTTGATAACTGGGATCAAGCCGGATCGTCTGATATGTACGAACATCTTCAAGGTCACGATGCATCACCCGCGGTTGCAAATAAAATGCTTGCATACTATAAGGCTATAGCTGCTGAGCTTAATTCCGATGACCTACAGATAAAGGAAGCTCATGGCAAATCTCTCAAGACACATCAGAAAACATACGATCAGGTCTGTGCTGATATTGAAAGATACGTGAACAACAAAAAGATTTGCAAAGCCCGCAAACCTCGAACCGTAAAGATTAAGCCCCCTTCCAAATTGGTTGAAAAGGTCAAGTATCAGATGGATGATAAGGAACTTAAATTGGCTTCCGCAAATCCTGAACAAATTATTGGTGCAGAACAGGTTTGGTTATACAATACGAAATACCAAACTGCGTCAGTCTTTACTACATCTCATCGCGAAGGTTTGTCTGTGAAGGGTACAACTATTATCAATTACGATAAAGAGTTGGCCACTACTAAGAAACTCCGTAAGCCTGAAGAAATGACTTTGGAAATACTGAAAGCGGGCAAGGTATCGCTTCGTAAGTTTATGGATAAGCTGACGACTAAACCATCAGCCGCTAACGGTCGTATAAATACAAATACGATTATATTGAGAGTCATTGCATGAAGAATGATAACATATTGATATTCCCTAAAGGGAAGAGGGGAGCTCCTCCTCAATCTTTAAACGAAATACTATCTTCTGTTGAAGATGTTCGTGAAGAGCACATACAAATTTTGACCAATGAGATTGCTGAAATGATACTTTATCGTCTTCATGAAGAGGGTATCGATATATCTGCTCCTCAAAATATAGTGCAAGTTGCCTATATGTCAGAATGTCTAAAGGCAACTGTGCTAAGAGCAATGAATAAGAAGCATCCTATTCATTCCGCCGCTGAAGATTTTTTCAAAAACAAAAGTGAGTAAGTGAAATTATTATTGTAGACTTGAACCAAGTTATGATCTCAAATCTTATGGTAACATTGGGTACTCATGCTGGATCTATTATGGGTAATGCAAAGAAGCCAGTATATGATTCTGACGGTTATGAAATTACACCAAAAGATGTAGAATCTGATGAATATAAAAATGAGTCATTACTACGGCACTTCATCTTAAACTCCATTCGATCATATAATTCTAAATACAAAGATAAGTATGGTGAACTTGTTATTGCTTGTGATGATAAAGATTATTGGCGCAAAGACATTTTTCCATATTACAAGGCTCATCGAAAGAAAGATCGAGACTCATCTGATTTAGATTGGGGTAAACTCTTCAATTCATTAAATAAGATTCGTGACGAGATTAAGGAAACTTTCGGATTTAGAGTTATTCAAGTCGCGAGAGCTGAGGCTGACGATGTGATCGCAACGTTGTGTGATATGTATGGTAACACACATGAAAAGATCCTTATCATTTCAGGCGATAAGGACTTTCGCCAGTTGCAGAGTTATATGAATGTGGAGCAATATGATCCTACTCGTAAGAGGTGGTTGAAAGAAAACAATCCATCGCGATATCTCAAAGAACACATCATGCGCGGTGATGCGGGCGATGGGGTTCCAGGCTTCTTAGACCCAGACGATAAGTTTGTTAATAATATCAAGGCAAAGCAACTACGTCAGAAAAAACTAGATGTTTGGTTAGATCAATCTCCAGAAGAATTTTGTAATGAGCAAATGCTTCGTGGATACAAACGCAACGAAGCGCTTGTTGACCTTTCGTTTATCCCAGAAAAAATTACTCAGCAAGTTAAAGAGTCGTTCTCCGCGCAGGCAGGAAAGCGCTCTAAGGACATGCTTGGTTATTTTATTAAGCACAAACTTAAGAATCTAACAGATGTCATAACCGAATTTAAGGTGAAAGTATGATTGAAGGTTCTGATGAAGAATATGAAATCATTGAAGAAAGTGCGATAAGAAAATTTAAACATAGTCGAATTGGTGCAAAAGGCCAAATGCTTCATCCATCAGACAATTTAGAATGGTGGATTTTTAAAGAGACAACAGATTACATAAAGAGGAATACATGAGTAGATCAATTTCGTGGATTTTAGAATACACTTCTGAACTTCCAAACAAAGCAGAAAAAATTAAATGTTTGAGAGCAAATCAAGGGGTTCTAAAACCCATTTTGAAATATGCCTATGATCCAAATATCGAGTGGCTATTGCCTGAAGGAAATCCGCCATACAGAGCAAACGGTGAAGCGTTGCCAACGGATATGTATAAGGAGATTCGCAAGCTGTATATCTTCGTTAAGGGTGGCAACGATAATGTTAAACCACTTCAACGCGAAGCACTCTTTGTAAATATTCTTGAACATATTCCTGCAGATGATGCTGAATTGTTGTTATCAATTAAAAATCGCAAAATTCCATTTAAAGGGATTACTAAAAAGTTGGCATTGGAGGCATTTCCAGATTTGTTCTGATGAAGAAAGATAAATTTGACAGTGACATGGCGCCGTTTCGAGACTTAAAAAGACATCGTAATAAGAAAATTGTAAACGCACTTAGATCAAATGATATTAGTGCCCTAATGGATGAAGACGAAGATGAGCTCTATTAAACAGACACGCGAAGATATCGCGGAAATCATATACAGCGCAATGCAAATTGGTTCAAGACAAGAATGTGAAATTACATTTTGGGATGCTGGTGATCCTAATTTAAAAAATTCTTCTAGAAAATTCGCAGATGCAATTTTGTCTAATCATATTAAAGACAGAAATGCTAACATCATTGAGGCTGCCGAATATGTAGAAGAGCAAGCAAAGTCAAAGCGTCAGATCGCTTCGATGCTTCGCGCAATTCAGGAACAGCATAGTGGTCCTGATCCGATTAACGCTGATATCAAACAGCCCGAAGATCAAGCTCTTGCATTAGAAGAAATGTCTAAGATTCTAAGAAACAAAGTTTGATAAATAAACTATATGCCTACTTACATATTTCAAGATTCTAAAACAGAAGAGGTATTCGAAAAGTTCATGACATATGAACGTCGAAAAGAATACCTCGAAGAAAATCCAAACATTAAATCTTTAGTGACGGCACCCGCTATCGTCTCTGGAGTAAATCATGACAATAAAATAGACGACGGTTTCAAAGAGCGTCTATCCAAAATTGGGGAGGCTCATCCGAACTCACCGGTTGGTGATAGATATCGTAAAAATAAAACTATCAAAGAGGTAAAGACACAAGAAGCCGTTAAGAAACATATTGGTTAAAATTCTCTCGTTATGATCCAGTGATCAACGCTAACTAGGGAGCTAGCATGTCTACAAAGCTTTCAAAAAGACAAAGAAAATTGGCTGATAAACAGCAAATAAAATTTAATTTGGAGTTAAGATCAACACAACCGATTACAGATAATCAAGCTAAAACATTTCGATATTACAATGATGGATATCACTTATCACTGCTAGGGTGCGCAGGCACGGGTAAAACTTATATCAGTCTTTACCTTGCTGTTAAAGAAGTGTTAGAAGGTAAAACGGGAAAGCGAAAAGTAGTCATTATCAGAACACCGCAATCATCTAAGGAAATTGGATTTTTGCCGGGTACTGAAAAACAAAAATTAGAAGTATACGAAGCACCATATAAAGCGATTTTCAATGAACTCTTTGGTCGTGGTGATGCGTATGAAATTTTAAAACAAAAGGGAATTCTAGAATTCTCAGGTACTTCATTCTTAAGAGGTACCACAATCGACGATTCTGTAGTAGTAGTCGATGAAGTCCAAAACCAAAAATATCANGAAATCAGAACAGTCTTAACAAGACTTGGTGAAAGATCCAGGATAATTATCTGTGGAGACACAAAGCAAGACGACNTAACGAGCGAGAGATATCATGAAAATTCAGGCATTCATGATATGCTCCGTGTTTTTGATGAATTGGATTCAGTTAAACAGGTTGAATTTGTAGAAGACGACATTGTCCGCGGCGAATTCGTTCGGGACTTCATCATTGCGGAGAATAGAGCTCTTTAGTTGACATTTTCTCATAACTAATATAATATTAAGGAAAAATGATTATGAGTACTGGAAAATATAGTCCCACCGTTTCATATAGCTATATGCGTGATGGTGACTGGTGGAAAAAGAATGGTGGTGGTCACGGAAACGGGAAAAATCCTGATTCCGATGACGATGACGATGGATACGACAGTTATGGGTATTCGGGTGGAGGTCTAGGCTCCGATCGAGCTGGGTGTGATGAAATGGAATATCTCGTAAACGATGGGCTTTATAAAGAAATATACGGTGAGTGGTTTAACAGATTAGCTAAAGGTGTTCGGTGGGATTGAGATTTAAACAAGAGCCGATTGATTTAAAGTGCCCNGAGTTGGAGCAAGTTACTACCGACGCCGGGCGCTATTACATTACACCNGATGGAAACAAATATTCATCNGTGACCACCATTATTGGGGCAATGAGCGATAAAACGTGGCTCGAAGAATGGAAAGAGAGGGTGGGCGAAAGAGAAGCAGAGAGAGTCTCTCGTCAAGCAGCACTTAGAGGTACACAACTACATGAGCTCGCAGAGACCTGGGTGCTTAATAGAGATGTTAATGTCCGCGCTTTGATGCCATTACAGCGTATGCTGTTCAATCAGATAAAAAAATCACTTGAACCTGTAGACATCGTTTACGGGTCTGAGTTGCGTTTATACTCAAACAGACTCAAATCGGCCGGATCATGCGATTTGTTTTGTAAATACGCTGGCAAGAAGACCGTTTTAGACTTCAAAACTTCTCGAAATCCGAAAGAAGAAGAAGACATTTTAGGGTATTTTATCCAATGTGCCATGTATGCTTATATGATGTTCGAAATGACTGGGATTATGTTCCCCCAAATCGCTGTTGTCATTTCATGCGACGCATCAAACGACGCATCAGTCTTCGTAAAACCTACAAGAGACTATTTACCTCAAGCCGTAACCATGTGCGATGAGTATCAAAAACTAATAAGTTGACATTCTTTTCACAATAGTTTATATTTTAATTCTATTGGAGAAAAAGAATGTCCACAATATATTTAGTAAATTGGTGCTACAGCTCGTATGATTGCGGGAGCCAAGACCCAATCAAAGCATTTTCTGACAGAGAAGTTGCAGAAATTTTTGCTTTAGATGTTGAGGCGGCTGTGAAGGATTATGCACAAAGACACCTCGATAGATCTAAAATTCCAGAAGGCCGTGCCTTCTCTTCTGGGATGAAACGTAAGGTCAAAGACTGCGCTATAGAAGAGTGGGTAGAGGAGTGTAAGGCGATCGTAAAACATAATAATGACCTAGAAGCCGAAATTTATTCTGTACTGGTTGAAGAGTATGGTGAAATGGATAAATCATTTTTAGGGTGCGTTGATCATTATTGTGATATTACAGAAGTTGAACTTTATACAATGAAAGCGTGATTTATGGGACTTATCAAATTACAGCCTGATCCTGGGGCATCACTCACGTATCAAGCAGAAGATGTTTGGATGGCGGTATGCCGAGATTATAATATCGCATTTGAAAACTTTGAAGAAGCTTTAGAATTTGCAAACACTCAGATCGTAAATAAAGATTGGTGGACAAAGTCAATCAACCGCCCATGCTTTTCTTATAGACCACTCAAAGTTAGAGATATGCCTAAATCATATGATGTCAATACAGATGAATATGTAGTTCTCGGCGCATATTTTGACACGGGCGTTATTTGTTTGAATCCTAAGGCGGGTCTAAATCTATTCACGCTAACCCATGAAATTGTTCACTACATGGGTTATCGTGATCATGACAATAGTTTTAGGTTTGCCCATTTAGAAATAATTAAAAATGTTTGCTCTCGGAATGTATACAAGGAGCTCAAATCGTGGTATAAAGTATACGGTATAAGAGAAAGAAAAACACATGATAGATAAAATTATCAAATTTCGTAAGAATATTATTGCCAAATATGGCTACGATCGCACGCTTAAATATGCTATTGCCGCTGATATCATTCTGGTCATCGCATTCGTTTATGCTATTTACACTCTAGTATTTTAAGGTTTTGTGATGATTAATTATTTTAATAATATAGAAACTAGTATGGACCATGTCTTAACTCGCCAAAGTGAAGCAAGATAAATGAAAAAATTAAACATTCCAAATGATTACACTGAAGAGAAAGCTTTGGAGCAAGTTCAGAAAAAACTAAATAGATTAGGTAATTATACTCTAATTGCTGGCTCTATCATTACATCTGTTGTGTTAATCGCTTTCCAGTTTTACATTTTTGCCATGGCAGCAGTAGGGATTGGTATTCTTGTAGTGCTACTTATGTTTTACCATTCTATAAAGGCGCCTACTGAATCATCTTATGCTCACGAAATTCAAACACAGATTGATGAATTTCGTCATCGCGTTGATCTTTACATCAACTCCGAATTAACAACCCCTAAGCAGAAATTAGAGCTTGTAAATCTTCGTGATAATGAAATACTCCAGCTTTATAATTTTGTTCATGAAGATGAGCATTCCTTTAAAATGTTTTCCGAAGTATATTCAAACCAATTAGAGAAGGCGAAAGGTATTATTGATGCTGAGTAGATTGGTCGGTTGGGTTATTAACACTCCATTGCATGATGCTCAGCGTGATTTAATCAAGGAACAGACTCGCCGTTTACGCTTAAAAACAGATATTCAGGAAAAGCGAATAAATGACAGAAAGTTGGACAATGCTCCGAAACTTTCTCCGGTAGCAAAAATTTCCATTAAAATGTTTCATGATGAGCGCGAGACGTGGGTGAGCTGGATTTTATTTCAAACAAATCACAGTCGGTCTATTGGTCCTGGAGGAATTCGAATCGCGATTAAAGGTGAGTCTGGTTTTTGGAATAGATTAGATTTTAGTGATTTGCCCTATGTTGTTAACTTCGTAAAGAAAAACGATTATTACCAGTTAGGTCTTCAAAGTTGGCTATGCGGCGAAATATCATTAGAAGATCTTAAATTGTATGCCGAAGATGACGATAAAGTCACTTTAAAAAATGTAGCGGATATTATAAATAAAAAGAAAGATTGACATTTTTCGTGTTTAGGTTTAATATATAATCACAATTGGAGAAATCTTATGGAAAAATATATTCAGCGCGGTGAATATCTTCTAAATTTTTATGAAGATTCTGGAGGCATTAAGCCTAAACCTAAAGAGCTCGACCGGCGCGCGAAGCTTCTTGCGCAAGGTAAAGCCGAAATCGTTAAGAGTAGCGATTGGTGGAAAAATTCTACAAAACGCAAAATCGTGAGGAAAAGATAACATGGACAAGATCGAATTATCTGAATCGATTCAGATTTGTCGCGACGCAAATAGTGAAATTTCTAAATTGCAAAGCGATATTTATGGACAAGAGTCTAAAATTAATTCAGTTTTAAACGGGTTTATTAGAGCACATTGCTCTGGTTATGATTTAATAAACAACTATTATGAAGTTTCATGGTGTGAATCTGGCTTCATTGTTTCCATTTATTACGCGATGGATGATACTTTAGCAAGTCAAACCGAATTTACTTACGCGAAGCTTAAGAAATACAATCTAACTCAAGAAGCTAAAATCAGAGCGCTAAAGTCGCTTGAAGAGTTGAAGACGGAAGATGAGCTTACGGCAATTTATGAAATTTTACGTGAACGTTTTGATAATTAAAGGTTGATACATCTTTAGTTTTGATTTATATTATCTTCAGTGAAAAGGATTTATTATGATTTCTAACGACGTACTTCAAATCGAATCTACTGCATTCGTTGACAGCTCACCATGGGGAATCGGGAAGAAAGTTCCTACTGACCTCACTCCTAAACAGATGATGAAAGCCGCAAGCGTAGATTGGACTGTTCGTACAGTTCCAGCTTACGTTGAAATTGGTGGTAAGAAAATCGAATCTGGCACCCAAGCGCTAGTTCGTGATTCTGATGATAAGATTCTCGACATGATTTCTGATGACTGGATTCCGCATCAGAATGAAGACGCTTTCGAGTTCTTCAATGACTTTATCGCAAAAGGCGATATGGAAATGGATACCGCTGGTTCGCTAAAAGGCGGAAAGCTGGTCTGGGCACTGGCAAAGGTTAAAGATTCATCATTCGAACTCTTTGGTGGTAAGGATCGTGTAGACTCTTACATGCTATTCACAAATCCACATATGTATGGGCGATCGATCGATGTTCGATTCGTTCCAATTCGTGTTACCTGCAACAATTCTCTTGCTCTTGCTCTTAAAGAGGGTAAAAAGAATGTTGTGAAAGTATCGCATCGTCGTGAATTCGACTCTGATGAAGTAAAACTTACTTTGGGTATGGCAGCAGATCACCTCGAATCGTACAAGGAAGCTGCTGAATTCCTTTCAACTAAGCGGTTTAATCACGAGTCAATGGAAGAATATTTTAAGCGAGTGTTCCCTTTCATGACTGGTGACCCTGAGAAAAAGAATAATCTTTCTCGTAATGCTACATCGGCAATTGAAGATCACCTCCAAACACAGCCAGGAGCCGAGCTTGGTGAAGGAACTTATTGGCAGCTTTTCAATACGGTAACCTACATGACTGATCATGTTGTGGGTCGTACTGAAGATTCTCGAATGTCTTCATCATGGTATGGTGCCAATAAGGGTTTGAAAATCCGAGCTCTGGAAACTGCGGTGGAGATGGCGGATGCTTAATTGAAATGACAAAGGGTGGTTTCAGGCTGCATAAATAATTATATGGAAAATAATAATATACCCGGAGCAGCATTCGGTGTTGCATGTTCATTTGGAATATTGAACGAAGACTATTCTGAAGAGGACGATTTAGTTCCCCCTATATTTTTTGTTACATTCAACACTCGGGACGAAGCACTAGCGCTGCAATTGGCGAAATGCGTTTGCGGAACAGAAAGTCTAGCAAAACAGTCTTTAGTGGTCCTCGATAAAGATGGACGCATTTGGTAGGAGAATTGTAATGAGAAAAAGATTTATTATAGGGGCGATCGTAGTGATCACTCTACTATGCACATATCTGTGGACTTTTAATCAAGGTGTTGATTATGGTTTAGATGTAGGTATATGTGTATCAACGGTGCAATATACACAGATTCATCCAGCAGACATAAGCTTCTGCGAAAGGGCTGATCCAACCACCGCAGTTATTCAAGATAAAGCTAGAGAAATTTATCTGAGAGCTAATAATAATCACATTTAACAGTTGACATTTCTGCTCACCTATGTTATAATGCTTATACTGGATTCCAAATTAGTCTTTATTCTTTGACTCATCTTGATAATGAGCTGTCCAAACATAGACATGGTTGTTTGGCATGATGCCTTTCTTTGATGAAAGTATTTTAGGTTTCCTTTCAATCTTAAATTTAGCATTTCTATGAATAAGAAATTCTTTATCCTCAGGTGTAGTAGATGAATGTTCTACGTAAGCACCAGGCTTCTGACCCTTCTTCATTTTAATGTGAAGAATATGTCTAGCATCTCTTGTAGTTGGAATGTTTGAATGTCCTGAGAACTCGTGAGCAGTTTCTCTACGAATAGATGTAGAGGTATAAGCTGGAAGATGGATTAAACCTTCAGGATGTTTATGTGCTTCCATTCCAGGGTGCCAGCCTCTAAGACCATGATAAACCTCTGTATCTCTTGCAAGAGCAGGAGAACCTTTTAGAAACTTATCTAAATCTTTAATATTGTTTGTATGTTTATCATCAATCTCGTCTGTATGACCAGCTGCATGATTTACTAAGTTACCATTTAATTTATGGGATGCAGTAGTGTAGGCAGCAAGTGCAAGATTACCATTCACATTATTGTGTTGATGATAATGTTTTGATAAATGTTTTTCTTGTTCGTCATGTTTATTCTTTTGTCCATCTGTCCAAGAATAAATGTCTTGTTTCTTAGTATCTTCTTTTAGATTCTTTTTTTCCTGAGCATGTTTACCATGGCATGGTGGTACAAGAATTTTAGTAGGTGGGATATTTTTCCAAAGCTCTTTAAACTTTTTCATTTGCTTTTTAGTGCTCATCTTCATGACCTTCTGCTGTGGCATGCCAAACATGATATTCAGTTTTTTGAAACGAGTTATCGTCAGGATGACCCTTATGAATTGTAGGCTTCTTATGTATCTTTAAGACAGTTTTACGAGGAAGGAGGAATTCCTTTTCATCATTTCGTGAAGAATGTTCTCCTAGATATGAACCTTTATGCTTAGGTCTTACGTGAATTTTTAGAATGTGCTTCTTCTGAACATCACCTGAATGTTCAGTTTTTGCAAAATTATCGGCTGTGTTAGGATTAATCGTTGTTGAGGTATACGCAGGAAGAACAACTTTACCTTCAGGGTGCTTAGCTGCTTCTTTACCAGGATGAAATCCTGGACCATGATACACGTATAAGTGATGACGCCTTTCCGCAGAATTATCTATCAGACTATCCAAATTCTTTGTCGTTTCTTTATGCTCTTTAAATTGATCATGATCATGAACTGCTTCTTGGTGAAGATTATATTCCGGGTGATCGTAGTCCAGATTACCATGACCATAAATGTTTAAAAGATTCTTTTTCTTTTCGGATAGTTTGAATGGCTGCTCATTGTTTTTGTGACTAGTAATCAATCCATGATTCAATTGATTAGACCAATCTGTGTATTTCTTCATTGCCGCTTTATGATCTTTATGATGTTTATCTATGTCTTCATTATGTGTTAGATATTCGTGAACACCATTTATCGTTTTATGAATGTGGTCATTATCATGACCTTCAAGAAAGTCTTTGGCAGACATTTTTGTTTCTTTCATGTCTTTAGGACCAGCATGGTAACCATGTACTGGGTCATTATAGATAGGAACGGGTTTGTATTTTCTTCTAAGAAAGTTTTTAAATTCAGCCATAATATTATTTATATGTGTATATTTTGTATATATAATATGTAAGATAAGAAGATAGACTTCTTCAATAAATTTATACAAAGGATTTTTGTATGCAGTATGGTAACCCACCCGAAGTGGTACGAAGCATCAAACTCGATCCGTCCGAGATGATGCTATATTTGTATCTACCAATCAAGATGGCAGACAATTTTGAACTTCGCATTCCAGAGCGTCTTAAGTATCTTCAAGAAATTACTAATGCGGTAATGTATGATGCTTATGCTAGTCTCGGAGTAAAAGAGATTGATGAAAACTATTACGTTTACATGACGGCTAAAACCCTCTTCGTAGATGCAAAATCTCCAGGCAATCGCCCAGGTTGGCATGTAGATGGGTATGGTTCTAATGGCGATCTAAATTATATTTGGTATGATATGAATCCTACAGAGTTTGCAATTCAAGATTTTCACAATATTCCCGATGATGATTTTGAATCTCTTGAAGCTATGACAGCTCAAGTCAAGGATGAAACAATTACGACATATCCCAATGAAACACTTATTCGCTTAGACGAGTCCGTAGTTCATCGTGTGAATCCCAAACCTGAAACAGGCGTTAGAACTTTTATTAAAGTTTCTGTGTCAAAGCATCGCTATGATCTAAAGGGCAATTCACACAACCACCTATTTGATTATGACTGGCCAATGCACGACAGATCTGAGGTAAGAAATTGTGATAATTCAGATTTCGCTAAATAATATACAAAGGAGTTTTGTATGAGTAAGAAAGAATTCGATTTACTTGTCTTTATTGGCAGGTTCCAACCATTCCACTGCGGTCACAAGGGTGTTGTTGATAAAGCTTTAGAGCTTGCTGATAACGTTTTAATTCTTGTCGGTTCTTGTAATAAAGCACCAACAGTCCGCAATCCTTTTAGCCGTCACGATCGTCACAGTATGATCGTTAGCGTCTATCCAGAAGAAGTAGCGCGCGGTACAATTGAGATTGACTATCTGCTTGATACGACGTATAATGATTCGGCTTGGGTAAAACAGGTTCAGTGGCTCGTTAAGAACAGACAACTAGCCATTGCAAATCCTAATCAAACGGCCAATTTCAATGCAAACGGAACTGGAGATATTCGTACTGGGTTGATCGGTGCTTCAAAGGATAATACTTCATATTACCTGAAAATGTTTCCTCAATTGGAATCTGTTAACGTTGAAGTTCATCAAGACATTCATGCTACTCCACTTCGTGAGAAGTTTCTTCGAGGTGAGATGGAACCGTGGCTGCATCAGGAAAGTCTAATTCCTGCTACAGTGATGAAGTTTCTTGAAANCTGGAAAGAAACTAGTACGTTTGAACAGTTGAACAAAGAAATTCACTTTGTTGATGATTATAAGAAAAGTTGGGAAGCTGCTCCGTACCCTGTTAAGCATGTGACAGTAGATACTGTCGTTGAACAAAGTGGACATGTTCTTCTTGTTCGTCGTCGCTCGGAGCCGGGTAAAGGTCTATGGGCTCTTCCAGGTGGACATTTAGAACCAGATGAGAAGATTTTAGATGGTGCCATTCGTGAACTTCGTGAAGAAACCAAACTGAAGGTTCCCGACCCAGTTCTTCGTGGAAGCATTAAGTCTAGTCAAGTCTTTGATGACCCCCACCGCTCTACACTTGGCAGAGTTATTACTCACGCATATCATATTAAATTAGAAGACCGCGAAGAAATGCCGAAGGTAAAGGGTACCGATGATGCTGATAAGGCAAAATGGGTTCCAATATCAGACATTCAAGAAGCTCTACTTTTTGATGATCACTATCACATTTTATGCAGTATGTTAGGAATTGAAAATGTCTATTAAACCTATTACACCCGAAGAAATTGGCGAAGCTAAAACAGCAGCTATTCCTGATTACGTTTTCACCGCAGTTAATAATCTGATCGCCCGCAAATATACTCAAGGCAGATCGAAATTTACACAAAAAGAAGTCATAGCAGAAATTCAATTTTCTGTGACTGTTGATAGATCAACGCTCTTTGATAAAGGTTATCTGAACTTTGAAGAAGCGTACGAGGACGCAGGTTGGTCGGTGAAGTATGATAAACCTGGATATAACGAATCATACGCTGCAAACTTTACGTTTACCAAGCGGAGTTCCAAATGATTTTAAAGGAATTTTAAAATGAGCAATATTATCCTAAATACCGACTCTTACAAGTTTAGTCATTTTCTATTCTATCCAGAAAATACGACTGAAGTCTATTCTTATGCAGAAAGCCGCGGAGGAGAATACGACGAAACAGTATTCTTTGGCTTATATAGCTATATCGAAGAATATCTTACGACTCCTATCACTCAGGAGGATATCGATGAAGTAACTGCTTTCGCCGAAAAACACGGACAACCATTTAATCGTGCGGGTTGGCAGTATATCCTGGACACCTACAGCGGTTTCCTACCACTTGAAATTAAAGGTGTTCCTGAAGGAACACTTGTTCCTACCCAAAACGTTTTAGTAACAGTACGGAACACTGATCCCAATTGTGCATGGCTAACATCTTATATCGAAACATCTATGCTTCGCATCTGGTATCCTATCACGGTAGCAACTCGCATTTATCATATGAAGAAAGCGATGAAACCTTTCTTTGATCGCACTGCTAACAATGAAGATATGAATTTTTCACTTCTAGATTTTTCTTCTCGTGGATGTTCGAGTCATGAAACCAGTCAAATTGGTGGCTCTGCATACCTTACTATGTTCATGGGTTCAGACTCTATCCCGGCAATCGACTATGTGAATAAAATCTATAATGTTGATATGTCAGGATTTTCTGTTCCAGCAACTGAACATTCTATTATGACATCATACGGGAAAGAAAATGAACGCGAATCTTTGGAAAGAATTCTTAATCAAACTCCCGAAAACGGAATTATTTCAATTGTTGCTGACAGTTGGGACATTTTCGCTGCCATTGATCATCTTGATGATCTTCAACACATAGTCAAGGATCGTGGCCTAACATTAGTTATTCGTCCTGATTCAGGCTCATTTGCCGAAGTTCTTCCAAAAGTATTTCGTAAATGCATTGATCGCTTTCCTCATACTGTAAATAACAAAGGCTATATTGTCTTCGATTACATCAAAGTCCTTTGGGGCGATGGCATCAATGAGAAAACATGTACAACCCCATTCCAGATTGCTGAAATGCATAACATCTCTGCCGAATCTGTAATGATCGGATCTGGTGGTGGATTGATGCAAGCAAACATTGATCGTGATACTCTCAAGTTTGCATTTAAAGCATCTAATGTGATTGTTGATGGTGTGAGTAAACCTATTTGCAAAGAGCCAATTACTGACCCAGGAAAGCGCTCGAAGAAAGGCAAGCTTCGCCTTACGGCATCTATCGATGATGGTTCACTTTACACCGATTCGCTTGATGATCCTGAAAGCGATCATGATTTTCTTGAGACCTATTATCTAAACGGAGTTAGCTTTACTCAAGATTTTGACGAAATTCGTAAAAGAATTGATGTACATCTTGGATAAAGCATGATATAAGAGAATCATAATCCGTCTCCTATAGTACCGCGGATATGACAGAATTGAAATGAGTGGGTAGGTGGGAGCACTCATTTCTTTATCTAATGTGGAAATTTTTAAGTGGATTTGAGACAACACCTTATATCTAGGGGAATGAATCCCGATTTATACCACGTCTTTTACGACGAGGAAGAGTGTATTTGTACGTTTCTCCTATTTAATTGGATAGGCAAGTTGGTAGGTTATCAACAATATCGACCAAACCAGTTTAACAAAAAGCAGAAAAATGATCCCAAAACTGGTCGATATTATACGTACCTTCCTGGTAGGTCTTATGTAGGTGAATCTGCAGATTCACGCAAAATAGATGTAGACGGGTTCTGGGGCGCAGAAACTATCGATAAAACTAAATGTAATGTGTTTGTTGTAGAAGGTATATTTAAGGCAGCCACATTACATCGTTTTGGGTTTAATGCTATTGCGACGCTAACGGCTACCCCAAAGAGATTGAAGCCTCTCTTTGGTATATTGAAAACAAATTTCAATCTGACGGCTATCGGCGATCCTGATTCTGCAGGCAAACAACTTGTTAACATTGTTGGGAATGGTTTCCAATCACCTAAAGATTTAGATGAAATGGCCGATGAGAATATTTTGACATTTCTTATGGATAATATGGGCAGTTCGATGTATAATATTAGAGGAAATATTTGTTATGGATAAAGCATTACGGTATAATATGAAAACGGAGACTACTTTATCATGAAAAAACACCTTTACGTTTCATCAAAATTGAAACATGCAGATATGTGGAAACAGTTAGACCGGATTGATATTATATCGTCGTGGATAGACGGAGATGAGCTCTCATGTGCCACTCAGCTTGATGATATGTGGCACATAT